GTACATGATGGGTGCCGACGGCCTGAAGGCCAAGATCAGCCGTAGCGTCGAGTCAAAGAAGGTGGGCTACACCGAGATGCTGAGCCGCTACGGCGATAGGTTCTGCAAGGTGACGCCCGACGACGGCAAGGAGCGCCTGGCATTCCTGATCGAACAGGCCCGCGTGGTGGCCGAGGCCAACGCCCCGCAGGGTGTCGATGCCGGTGCGCTGGCACGTAAGACAGGTGGCGCACTGCGCAGGGTTTATACGGAGATCGAGAAATCCAAAGCAGCATAATGAAACGGGCATACACACCACAGGACATTGAGGCGAAGAGGTACGAGTGCCTCGACTGGGACGGCGAGTGGCTTTCCGCCTTCGGCAACCCCGCCGTCAACTCCAGGTGGTTCGTGCTGGGCCCGTCGGCCAGCGGCAAGAGCACGTTTGTCATGCAGTTGTCGAAGAAGTTGTGCGAGTACGGCCCCGTGCTCTACATGAGTTACGAGGAGGGCGTGGGCATGGAGTTCCAGCGCCGCCTGAGGCTCATGAGAATGGGCGAGGTGCAGGGCAGGTTCACGGTGGTACCGGACGAGACCATAGAGGAACTGGAAGAGCGCCTGAGCCGCCCGAAGTCGCCAAGGTTCGTCATCGTCGATTCCTTCCAGGTGTCGGAGTGGAGTTACGAGCGGACGATGGAACTGGTAGGGCAGTTTCCTCAGAAGGCTTTCGTGTTCGTCAGCCAGGAGTACAAGGGTCAGCCGCTTGGCAAGGCAGCCGTCAGGCTCCGCTACATGGCCGACATGAAGGTGAGGGTTGCAGGTTATAAGGCTTATTGCCAGGGACGCGCCGCAGGTGAGCCTGGCAGTTACTTCACCGTGTGGGAAGAGGGAGTATTAATGACGTCGAACAATTTATAGGGGATATAAATGAGTATGAAGAAGCAGATAATCCTTTTGGATGCCCCGCAGGTGATACAGGCGGACAGGCCTGAGACGTTCACGGTGGAAGGTTTTGCCTGTCCCGAGTGCAAGGGCAATGGCTGGCACTGGGAGGAGTTATTCAATGAATATTACAAGGAGCCCTGTCAGGTGTGCGGCGGCACGGGTGAGGTCTGTGCCGATGTTACGATACGCTGGAGGAAGAAGGAAGGAGGTGCGGCATGAAATATAAAATTCAGAGAACAGATCATGCAAGGCTGACACAAGGTTTACTCCGCTTGTGCATGATGATTGACAGTTCATATTATCAGCCATATAGCAGCATGGATGATTGCATTCATCTGCTTGATAATATATACAGGGAGGCTTTAAATACCAAGTTTCTAAGAAGAAATACATGGGAACCCTTATATACTGCTTACAAAGTTATCAAAACTGGAGATACATATATGCGTATTGAGAGTCTTGCAGGTAAAGTGTACTTAGAATTTCAGATAGTAGAGGTATGAGCATGAGGGTATATATCAGTGGAAAGATCGGCGAGGAAGTGTTGAGTGACGCTACCCGAGATAAGTTTGCCGAGGCGGAATCATATCTGCACGAATGGGGCTTTGACGTGTTCAACCCTACGACAAGCGGCCTCGGCGAACTTGCAGAAAAACGGGCAAAGGAGAGAGGTACGGACTTCTATACTGAGATAATGAACCTTGATCTTGAGCAGTTAAGACACTGTGATGTTATCTACATGCTTAGAGACTGGCAAGACAGTCCGGGGGCTGTCAGGGAGTTTATGGAAGCCAACCGTTTAGGGCTGGAGGTAATTTTTGATCAATACCAGGGTACATAAAATGACACAGAATATGACTGAACAGGAGATGAAGGCAAGGGGCATCGACCCCAGGGTGAGATTCCTGCAGGGCGTGACGCCCGTCTGGAAGGACGCCAACTACTCCAAGTTCTACGGGCTGCTGAGGCAGTTGCCAGGCGACAGGGAGGAGATCAAGCGCCAGTTGGTGCTGCAGTACACGTGCAACAGGACGGACAGCCTCAGGGAACTGTCCAGGGATGAGTACTACAGGATCTGCGACCGCATGCGGGAACTGATATACCAGAGCGGCCACCGTGACGCCGCCCGCGAGGAACTGCGCTACCGGCGGAGCGTCTGTCTGAAGTTGATGCAGAAACTGGGCATCGACACGACGGACTGGACACGGGTGAACGCCTTCTGCCAGGACGGGCGGATCGCGGGCAAGCAGTTCCGGGACATCAGCACAGAAGAACTGGAGGCGCTGGCCGTCAAACTCCGTAGCATCCAGCGCAGGGGCGGCCTCCGCCAGCCGGAGGTGCAGGAGGAGAAAGCAAGAATTGTGAGTTTCAACAAATAGTATTAACTTTTAAAGCCGATTGATTATGATTGAAGACGAGATTATGGAGGAGATCCTGGACGATCTGTGGGAAACGTTGCTAACCGACTATGCCGTATGAGTAAGGAGGGAAAGAAAAACGGGCTGGCAGTAGCCGGGCTCGAGGGAAAAAGCATCGTGAGGGTCGATGACCAGAAGTGCGAGACCTGCGTGAACGAGGCATACGGCTGCAAGAAACTGATTGCCTCCGGCGGTCATGTGTGTATTTGGGACTAAGGTAAAATAGTAAAAACAAAGCAAAATTATGGCAACAAGACAGAAGAAAACCGTGATTACCGGCGTGACCCGCGAGGCTGCCGACGAGGCATTTGCCACCTATGCCAAGGCGGACGCGAGTATTAACAAGATCAATGCAGACATCGACCTGCAGTGTGCGAAGATCCGTGAGAAGCGTCAGGCGGAACTGACACAACTCACCGCTGAGCGCGAGGCGGCCTTCGACACCCTCCAGGCGTTCGCCACGGAGAACCAGGCGGAACTCTTCGGCAGGAAGAAGAGCCTCGACATGGCACACGGCACCATCGGCTTCCGCACGGGTACCCCGAAACTGAAGACCCTGAAGGGCTTCACATGGGCCTCTGCCCTGGAACTGGTGAAGGCATTCCTGCCGTCCTCGTACATCCGCAGGGTTGAGGAAATAGCGAAGGACAAACTTTTGGCCGACCGCGACCTGGAGGATGTGAAGGTGACCGAAGGCGGCCTGATGACGCAGGAAGTCAGCATGAAGGAGGCCATGGCCAAGTGCGGCATTCAGGTTGTGCAGGAGGAGACATTCTACGTGGAACCGAAGAAGGAGGAAACGGAGTAAGGAACGGGTACCATGAGGCGGGGTAGGAACAAGGATCTTATCAGGAAGCGCAACGAGGCGCTTTGCCGTCGCTGGGTGTATTGGACGGAGACCCAGCGGCTGAGGTACGACGACGCGCTGCGGGTGCTGTCGGAGCAGGAGTTCTTCATTTCCGAGGAGCGCATCATGGCCATCCTCCGCGAGATGTCGCACGAGATAGGATCAATCGTCAAGCGCGGCGTTCCCCGTGTGAGGAAACCAAGGCTGACGGTCCGGCAACTGGAACTGTTCGCCGACTCGATGCCCCTGCCGGATTGACTAACAAAAATGTGCGCGTAAACACGTTAATGTTTCTTTATAAATAAGCCCGAAAATGAAAAAAGTCCGTGGAACATTTGGAGTTTCACGGATTTTTATGTATCTTTGTGCGCTCGTTCTAAGCAAAACTAAAAAAATAAAAGAGCAAAAGTATTATGGCAAAAGATTCGAGGAGGATATTAAAGGGGAGTGCGGGTTCGGCAAAGACCGTTTCTTCCCGCCGGAGTGTAACTGTTGGTAAAGATCATGTCACTGTGCGTTACCATGCGTGTGGTGAAAGTCATGTCGTAAAGATTTCCAACGAATCGATTATCCAGAGTGGTCGTGCTGCTTTGGCAAAAGTTCCTGTTATTTTTGATTGACCATGACGGGAGAATATAATAAGATGTATGACAGTCTGGTGTCTTCTGACGATGACATTGAGGGACTGTTGGCATATGGACTCTATAAACGACATAAGCGGGCATTCATAATCAACCATACGAAAGAACATGGAACCCGTCCTGACGACAAAGAGATGGAGAATTTCATGACTTCTGCTTTAAGTCAATTAGAGCGATACAAGAAGGAAGGCCGCGAAGTATTTCTTCAATGTGTGGGTGATGGCGTGCGGAAGGAACACGAAAAAAGTGATGAACATAAGAAACTTGTTGAGAGGGTGGTGGCTGTAGCCCAGTCGGAAATCAGCAGGGTTGAAAAATCCTACGAAAGTGCTGTGGATAAGATTGTATCGAAACACTCTTTCCGCTGGTACTCCACTATCGGGCTGAACCTTGTCGCAACAGTACTGTTTTCCGTGATCCTGGGGCTGGGATACTTCCTTCTCCACACCTCTGAAAAGGGGACCCATGACACAATGGAGCAACTGATAGGGCAAACTGCCACGGAAGCGGGCATGCCGTCAGACTCCATCGGGGCGGAAAAATAGTTAATATGATAAAAAAATCCGCGATTTCCTTTGGAGGTCGCGGATTTTTTCAGCCTAAGCCATTGCCGACATGTCGTGGTACTCAAACTGGTAGGTCTGCTCATATACCTTGATGCCGTGAGGTAAGGCGTAGTCCTGCGACTTCACGCGGCTCAGGGGCCCCATGCCATTGACGAAACACCGCATCTGGAGGGCCTTGTAAAGTTGGCGGACCTGCTCCTGACGCTCGGTGATCTTCTCCTCCTGGGTGCTGCCTATGTGCGTGTCGTCGTAACAGTCAACCGCCAGGCGCACGGTAAGGGTGACGGTGCCCTCCTGGGCACCCGAGTAGCCGAGATCCTTCCAGTCGCCCGCCATGTTGCCCACGAGCACGCAGGGGAAGGTGACGGGATAAGTGTCTTCCTGGGTTTCCAACTGGCCGTAGTCCTCATCGACGAGCGAGAGTCCGGGCATCTGTTCCTTGATATGCTGCATCAGCAGTAATAACAGTTCATCCATTGTCTATTATCCTTTTTAGTTCGTTGTCTATCGTCTCGTTGATCTTCCGGTCGAGTTCCTGGCTCTCGCCGAGGAACTGGCGCTGGGGGACATTGACCTGAAGCCTTGTCTTTCCCGTCAGGGCGAGTGCCTTCCAGCGGAGGGCCTCCTCCGTCTCCACGTACTTCCTCTTGCGCTTGGCACCCTTCTTCTTCCCGATGGCCAGGTTATAGCGGTACCAGGCGTACTTCCTCATCTTCTCGGTGACAGTCGGGCTGACGGTGCCTCCCCAGTTATGGATCGGGGCGTACTTCAGGTCGCTCCGCACCACTACGCGGCCGTCGCCAGGGATGTACCTGATGCTGCCGTAGAGATGCTTGCGCCTTGAGAGCAGCGGGCCGTAGTTGGCGGCGGCTCTCTTGGAGCCTGACTGCTGGCGCCTGGTCGGCTGCCAGGGGTGCAGGCCGCCGTCGACGAAGCCGCCCTTGCGGAAGTTCTCGTGGTAGTGGTCGGCGGCGATACGCCCCACCTTCACGGGTAGTGTCCGCCTCATGGCTTGCTCGACCTCGCGCTGCTTGGCGGCCAGCTGCTGCTGAAATTGCTTCAAATCCATAAAATTTTCGCCATTTTGTTTGTTTATTCAGAAATATTTCGTATCTTTGCAGCAACTTCGAAAGAAGTCAGGGGCAAAACCATCAGGCGGCGCACCACCAAGGGTCGATTTCTCGACCCATTTTTTATATCTCACGGATTACTTTTTCGTCAGAATAGTAATATAATACATGCATATCCGGGCATTTCCTTTTTGCTTCTTTAAGTGCATTGGCAATCCTGGAACCTCTTTCTATCAACTCAAAGAGTATTGATTTTGCCCCTTGCACTTTATACGCATATCTGGCATATTTTGCGATATTGTTATGGCTTCCTGTGGACTTCAAGTCAGCGGGAACGTTATCGATCATTATATCATAGGTTTCTCCCTTTGGACGATTCTCCCCGTGAAGATGCTCTACTATATGTCCATTGTCCGCAGCCACCTCACACATGTTCTTTTCCTTCTCGTATATCCGTATGGCCTGTTTGCTTTTCCGCGACTCTACAAGCCTTTCAAGTTCTGTCATTACGAACCCGGACTCAGAACGATAAGAGAGTTCCCATTGCTTTTCATCATAACCGTCAATATGCTTGGCAAGCGTCCTGTCTATACAACCATTGATGTACGGGCAGTTGTGGCAGTCCTTAACCCGGTTCTCGAAGAAGGTGCGAAGGTAGGCGCGGCGGTCGGGATGGTAGAAGGCGCAGTGCCGGCAGTCTGAGGGGAAGTAGGGATGGCTGTCGCTGAAAAGGGCTCCGTCCGTGCCGGGGTTGTTGTCGAGGCCCCGGTGGGGACTGTTGACGGGCTGCTCTGCCGCTGCAACAGACGGAACGGCTGTCGGCGGCTCGTCGGTACTGGTGAGGTCGCACTTGCAGTTCCAGCGGTCGCCCGGGCGGTGCTTACTCCAGAACGGGTGGTCGATGGGGAGGATGGTTCCCCAGAACGGGCGGTGATCCTCTCCCGGATTGACTGAGGTGGACGGCAGCCACTTGAGGTTGGGCAGCACGTCGCGCTCACGCTCGAACTGCTTCCAGTCGGCTGCCTGGCGCGCACGGATGACGGCCGTGTCGTACTCGGTGCGGAGCCACGCATTGCACTGGTGGCTGGCGATGCCTTGAACGTCCTTCTTCCACTGTTTAAACGGCTTTAGATCCCCGTTCTCATCCAACAGGCGTGCCGCCATGTCGTTCTGGAGTCGGTGGGTCTTGAAGGCCGAGAATACGGCATTGCTGTGGCGTATGGCCGCCCGGAAATCGTCATCTGGGTCCACGGACTTCGAGAAACCCTGGTCGGCAGCCGTGTTGAACGTGCGCAGGAACTCATGGAAAAGGTTCTGCTCGATATCGGTCATCGGGTGGAAGTCGCGGGAGTAGATCCGCTTCAGGGCCGCCTCGAGCACGGAGTTGTCGAAGGTGAAGCCGGTGCCTACGCCGTCGGCGGCGGCACGGATGCCGTAGAGGTCATTGACTACCAGTCTAAACGAGCCCCGAGGTCCGTCGGGGCGACCCCGAAAAAATTGCTCAGTTGGTTCCAGAACTTGGTGAACCTGGCCTTTGGCCTTACGGGCTTTCCTGGATCTCCAGGATCATCGTCGGCCCCGTTGCCCTGGCTATCGTCTTTCTGCTTCATCTGTGAGGCGAGGTACTGTCTGATGCGCTCCTCCTGCTGGCGCTTGCGCTGCTCGTAGTCGTCGGGCTTCTCGATGCCGAATGTCTCATAGAGGTAGTCGTCGGATACGGGGAGGCCGAAGTTGGTCTGGGCCTGTACCAGTATGTTCATCTTCGCCGTGAGATCGACCCTCTTCGGCTCCGGATATACGAACTCGCCGCCCTCGGTGTTGATGCCCATGGCGCGGAAGATGTCGGTCATGTAGTAGTTCAGGACGTTGAGTACGTAGCGCTTGTCGGCATTGAGTTTCGACTGCTCGATGTTCTGGTGTACCTTGCCCAGCGCCTCAGAACCCGTGTTCTCCGCCTCGGTGGTGAGGGTGTTGCCCAGGAAGAGTTTCGAGATCTCCTTGTCGCAGCGGTCGCTGAACTTGTCGTAGGTGTCGGCGGAGCCGCTCTTGTTGCCAGCCTCCTTCAGTTCCAGGGCCACGTCCTTCGGGTGGATGTAGCACGCAAGTGCACCGGAGTCCTGTGCGTCGCGGATGACTCGCTGGCGGGCAGCATCGTCACCGGTCTCGTAGGTGTAGTCGCGTATGGGCATTCCGAAGATCTCGTTGAACTGTGCCCAGTCGGCGGTGTTATTGCGCTTGTAGATGACCCAGAAGGCCGCCTTTGCCAGCATGCCGAGGCTGCGGGGCCTGCCCACGAAGAGCATGTTGGGGTACTCCTCCCACGGCGTGCCCGCCAGTTCGCCCTGCTGGTGGAGGATGTAGTGGCGCACTGCATCGACGTGCTTGCGCGGTATGAGGTCGTAGTTGATCCACCCGTCGTCGTCGCGGTAGAACTGGAAGAGGGAGAAGCCGTACAACTGTGCGTCGAAGATGTCGCCGACCAGGTCGGAGAACCACGGTGAGCGCAACTGCTGCTCGATCTTCTCGTCAGGCACGCCGTTGCGCACGAAGGATATCTTCGCCTCCAGCAGCGCGTCGCGGCGGTGCTCGATGCTGGACGTCAGGTGGGAGTCCAGCAGCACGTCGTCGTAGAGGTCGTATAGTTTGACGCGCTGGTAGAAGTCTATGCTCTCTGCGTCGCGGATGGCCCGCATATAGTCGGAGATGTCGAGCCCGAACTTGCGGGGCTGCGTCAGTATGATCGTGGCGGGTTGCGTCTGCTTGGGAGCAGGGCGCAAACCGCCGGTGGTGATGCGCTTGCTGTTCTTTCTGTCCATAGTTACAGGTGATTATGTCGTTTGCGGTTACTGATGATGCGTGTGGAGTCGTGGGCCACCTGGTCGTCCTCGGGCAGCAGGGGAGCCCCGTCGATGCTGACGTCGCCCTTGTTGACCTGGCGGAGCCATTCGACGGCACGGTCGTAGCGGTCCTGGCGGACTTGGGAGAGTTTTTGCGGGTTGTGGATGCAGAAGATGTGGTAGATGGCGATGTCGACGGCCATCATCAGTACCAGTTGGTTACGGGCGTCCCCCTCCCGGGAGAAGATCGCGTCGCAGTCATAGCGCCCGGAGAGGTAGGAGCGCATCTCCGCGACGGCCCTGTCCTCGCATATCTCGATGACGGTCCCGTCCTCACGGGTCAGCGCGTCCAGTATCTCGCGGTGGATGCTGGCGTCATAGTCTGACAGGTTGATAAACGTGCTCATATCTTACATTCTGTGCTTATTATGTTTCTTCACTTCGTCGGCCTTGATGATCACGGGGGGCTCCAGGCTCGCCTGGAGGTTGTTCAGGATGCGCAGTCCGCCCTCCACGCAGTCGGGGCCGTCGGCGGGGAAC